GTTCAGCACTGGCGCGAACGCGCGCGATGTTCGTCAGTTCACTGACGACGCCGTGTCTGCCGTGGTCGATGTCGAAGCCGGTATCGGGTACGCCGCGCCGTGAGCCGCCAGCTTGGAGGGGTCGGCTGGATCGGCCGCATCGGGACGGTAAGCCTCCCGGCTCAGGCCACGCTCGGTTTGTCGTTCGTCACGTGGACGCTCATGGACAGCCCGCCGCCTAACAACTTTCACGCGCTGACAGCGTTCAGCGGTGGCGGCGGTTTCTCGTTTTTTTCCAGCGAGACCTTCATCGACAACGGTCAGCTTGGCGTCAATGCCGCGTATCTCAATCTGGTCGGCGGCAGTGCTGCGTTCGAGCGGCTTTGGGATGGCGGCGACGGTACGCAATACGCTCCGCCTAACGACTGCTTCGATCAGTCAGCAGCTTGGACCTGCCTGGCCGGCACGATCGACAACGCATCGCTGCAGATGCGGCTGTATTCGCGTCAGGGCAATGGCGTTCTGCGGACCGACGTGACGATGCCCGCGCAGTTGACCAGCGCCGATTTCGTCAACTACGCGATCGGCAGCTTCACCGAATACTACGACCCGGCCTTTACGTGGCCGGGCAAGATCGGCATGCGCGCGGTATGGACGCGGGTGCTGACCGACGAGGAGATGCGACGGCAGTTGCAGCAGATCGCGCCGGTCACCCGGCAAGATCTGTGGGATTTCAACCCCGGCTTGGATCAGCCGCCGCACATCGACTTCGGACCCCGCGCCGACAACTTCACCTATCCGAATGGAACGGTCGCGGACACGCCGGTTTCAGCTTCCAACCCTCCGCTGCCGTGGACTCGTAGCGGGATGATGATGTGACGATCGCAGCTTTGCCTATTGCGTCAGGCCCGATCGCAGCGAACCCGTTTGTCCCGAGCGGGGCGGCTGTCACCGCGCAGGGCTTGAGCGCGACTGTCGGATTTTCGGCGGCGAGCGCTATCGTCGCAGGGACGGGCGTGGGTGTCGCAGCGGTTCGCGGCGGTTCGACTGCTACGGTGCGCGTCGGCGCGTCCGGGTCCGGCGTCGCACGTGCTACGGGCAGCGCTACGGCGACTGTTTCGATTTCGACCCTCGCGGTCGGTCTCGCTGCGGTCGCAGGAAACGCGAGCACGGTGGTCCCCACGGGCGCTGCAACTCCGGTCGTAGCATCAGGCGTCGGTGTCGCTGAGGTCACGAGCGGATCGTCGACCACGACGGTTCCGGCCCCGGTATCAGCAACGGGCTTCAGTGCCACTCGGGGCGGTGCGGCGGTCGCGCTGCGAATCTCAGGATCGTCGGCGGGAACGGCGGGAACGACCGGTGGCATGCCCACTGTCGCGGCGATGCAGATTACCGCAGCGGGCAGCGCGGGCACGTCTGGCGGGGCGTCGACGACCGTGCCGGTTCCGGCAGGCGTTACGGCCATCGGCACCGTGTCGGTCTACGGCGCGACCATGATCCTCGGGCAGCGTCGCCGGAAACCCGTCGTGTTCGTGGTATCGTGACGTATGCGCTACCGTGCCCTATCCTCGACCGGCGATTACGTCTTCGGGCGAGGTGCGGGCGCGATTCTTGTCGACGTGCCGCAGGCGGTTGGGCAGGCGATTTACACTCGACTCCGGTTGCAGTTCGGCGAAGTGTTTTTCGCGCCGGAGGCAGGCGTTCCGTACGAGACCGATATCGTCGGCTACGGCGACAAACGCGATCGAGATGCGCTGATCATCTCGACGATCCTGAACACGCGGGGCGTGTCTGAACTCTTGACTTTCGACAGCCTGATCGATCCGCTGACGCGACGTTACGGGTTTTCGGCGACGGTTCGCACGATTTACGGAATCACGAATGTTTCGGAACAGGCGCTTGTGATTCCGAACCCCGGCCCGCCCGGTCCCGGTGCTGATCGCGTCGCCATCAATCGACTCGTTGCGGCAGGTTAAGCATGGAAATCAAGAATTTTTTCAGTCAGCAGTTGACCGGGCAGGTTATCGCCAATCCGCAAGTTTTCGTCTCACTCGGAAACCCCTTCGTCGGTACTTCAACGGGCCCGATTCAGTGTCTCGACGTAACGTCTAGCGTTGCCGCCGCGTCCAGTGCAGCATCCGCAGCGACCAGCGCCTCGCAAGCAAACGCGGTGCTGACTGCTGCGAGTCCGCTGCGCATCTCGCAAAACAGCACGATCACGAACGGATCAGGCGGTAATACCGGCAACCTCACGCTCGTGTCGCTGAACATTCCGAGCAACTATCCGATTCTCGGCGATTCGTTCTCAATCGAAGCGTTCGGTTTGCAACAGCAGGCCGGCCCGTTGCAGATCATTAACGGGCTGATTGCAACCATCACTGAAGTCCGACCGTTCTTCAGCGGAACTTTGGGGTAACCGATGCCACTACCGACCCTCGGCTGTACGCTCGACGCGACGGGCATTCGCGCACCGTCCTATGCCGAAATTCTCGCGTCGCTGCAAGATTCGGCGCGATCAATTTTCGGCGCGGATGTGTATCTCGAACCCGATTCGCAGGACGGCCAGTTGCTCGGCATCTTTACGCAAGCAATCGTTGACGTGAACAACCAGACGATCGCCACGTATCGTTCGTATTCGCCGACCTACGCTCAGGGCGCGGGGCTTGCGTCGCTCGTCAAGATCAACGGCCTCACCGTGCCTGCCGCGACGCGCTCGACCGTCGTCGTGACGCTTGCGGGCGTTGTTGGGACGACGATCACGAACGGGGCAGTTCAGGACGTTCTCGGAAACGTCTGGTCGCTTCCGAACGAGGTAGTCATCGGCATCTCGGGGGCGACGACCGTCACGGCCACTGCGCAACAGCCGGGTGCCATCATCGCCCCGATTGGCACTGTGACTGGCGTTTACACCCCGACTTTCGGATGGCAGTCGGTCACGAATCCGGCCCCGTCTGTTCCGGGCACCCCGGTTCCATCCGATGCGCAGATTCGACGGGCACAGCGTGATGCCGTGGCGCTACCGTCGCAGTCGATTGACGCGGGCATTCTCGCCGCAGTGCGGAACGTTCCGGGAGTCGCTCAGGCGTATCTGTACGAGAACGAGTCGAACGTCACTGACGCGAACGGTCTGACACCGCATTCGATCGCCGTTGTCGTGCAAGGTGGTTCGGCGCAAGCGATCGTCGACGCGATCGGATCGCGCAAGACTCCGGGGACGACGACGATCGGCAGCGTGACCGGAACGTACCGCGACGATTCGGTCGGGCTTGCTGGTCCGATTCGTTACTACCCTCTGAATCAGGTTCAGTTGCGAATCGAGATTCAACTGTCGCCGCAAATCGGTTATTCGTCGGTATCGAACGCTCTGATCACGAACGCCGTCGTTGCGTACGTCAATTCGCTCGGCATCGGCAACGACGTATATCTGAGCAAACTTTACGCTCCGGCAAACCTGTCCGGCGAAGCCGCTACGACGACGAGCGGGCTGAATCAGCAGCAACTCGACGCGATCAGCGCGACGTACGTCATCACGTCGCTTGCGATCGGCCCTGTCGACGGCACCGCCGTGCCCGCGAATTTCGTCATCGGCTTCACGTCCGCTGCCGCCCTTACTGCTTCGAACGTCAGCATCACCATCGTATGAGCGTCGATTACGCCGCGCTGCTGTCGCAAGAGCACCAGAAGCCCATGCTGACGGCGTGGGTGCAGGTGTTGACCGAAGCGATGAACGCGAACGCAACGATCCTTGCGTCGTTGCCGTCGAAATTCGACGTGCAGGTGGCGGTCGGCGAACAGTTGGATTTCACGGGCGAGTGGATCGGAACGACCCGCGTGCTCGACCTTCCGGCGTCGGACGGTTACTTTTCGTGGGATACCGCGAATCGCGGATGGGACCAAGCGCCGTGGTTTTTCGCATCCAGTCCGATCCTCGTCCCGTACGCGCTCGACGACGATCATTACCGCATGCTGCTGTTCGCCAAGATCGCCGACAACATGTGGGACGGTTCGATTCCGGGCGCATACGCTGTGTGGGACCAGTTCTATCCGAACGGCGTCCCGTACCAGTTCTTCATTCAGGATCGCGAGAACATGGAAGCGCTTCAGGGTCTGGTTGGCATCACGACGCCGGTCACACCCGACGCTATTGCGCTGCTACGTTCCGGTCGGCTCGGGCTTGATCCAGTTGGCGTGAACGTCAAGTATGCGTATATTCCTGACGTAGCAGCACCAATGTTTGCCTTCGATCTGGACACTCCGTTTTTCAAAGGGTGGGGTCAAGGGCAGTGGGCGACCATCATCTGAGAACCATTCATGGCAACTGACTTTCTTCCGTTCGCGACAGGCTCCGGCGCGAACGTCGTATCGCTCGGCGCGTACACGTCGGCGGCGATGCGCACTTCCGGATTTCAGACGGGCGTCGCCGACTCGTCGTTCGTGAATCGCGCGATTCGCCAGTCGGCGCTGATGACCGCTGCGCTCGGTCAGTACGTGTCCGATTCGGGATTGGATGCGTTCGATAACGGCGACGTGGCGTCACTCGCCGCAACGCTCGGTCTGACTTTCGCATCTGCCGGTCGAAACGCTCTGGTTTGGTCGGCTACGATCACTTACCCGGTCGGCGCACTCGTGACGTATTCCGGCGAAGTCTGGCAGGCGCTTGCCGCGAACACGAACAGCCCACCTCCGAACGGAAACTGGCGTCCGGTAGGTAACGGCATTTCTACCGTATCGGTTGCGGGCGCGGCAAACGTCACGCTTACGAACGCTCAGGTGTCGACGCGGATCGTGCGCTTGGAGGGCACGCTGACCGGTCCGATCGAAGTCACTTTTCCGTCCTCACCGCAACGCCTGTGGCTCGTCTACAACCAGACCAGCGGGCCGTTTTCGCTCTCAATTCGCGGCGCGGCCGGATCGCCGATCCCGCTGACTCAGGGCTTCATGGGGATGTTTTATTCGGACGGCAGCGGCGTGTACGCAGCCGGTCCGGCCTTCAACACCCCGAGCGGCATGTGGAATTTCGCGAACAGCGGCACGTTCACGAACAACGTTACCGCGAGTGCTACGTGGCTGTGGGACGTCGGAGCGTCGGCAACTTTTAACGGAACCGGGGTAATCGCTTCGCCCAACGGCCCGGCGATCACGGCGCGAAACGACCCGTCGAATTCAAACGCAACTGCCGCTGCGATTCGATTTGATCGGGCAGGTTTGTTTGCTGCAAACTTAGGTATTGACACGGACTACCGGCTGAAGTACGGCGGCGGAACGTTTGGTGCAGTCGCGCACGACGTGTGGCACACGGGCGTCGCGCCCGGTTCGGCGAACGAGTCGGACCTTCAGCAGCGATTCCCGACCGGCACGTTCATTCAAGGCAGCTTGACGACGACTTCGATTCCGGCCGAAGGGGCGTACACGGTCACGCTGCCGACCGCATTCCCGACCGCGTGCATCGGTGCAGTCGCGATG